AGGAGTTTCGAGGGACCAGTGCGATTAACCCTGACGATGGGTTAGTTATGCCTGCGATGTTAGACGACGGAGACATCTACATTCAGATGGAAAACCGTGCGCGATATCGAATGGTTTCGATAGAGCGTGAGTACAATGATGTTGGCAATCACGCCTTGCACTTTGATCAGCTTCGTAAAGTCAAACAGAAGCTGGATCATTACAAAGCGACAAACAACAAGTTTGATTTTGCTGATCAGATTGAGAAGTATGTGCAGATGGGTGAGCCGCCCCGGTTGGATTTGTTTATTGTAGATGAAGCACAAGATCTTACGCCTCTTCAGTGGGAGATGGTGTTTGAGATCTCTCGAAACGCAAAGAGGGTTTTGATCGCGGGGGATGATGATCAAGCCATACACAGATGGACGGGTGTAGATGTGCATAGATTTTTGGATGCTTCTGATAACTACAGGGTTTTAAGTCAGAGTTATCGTATGCCCAAATCGGTGCATAATTTGTCCCAAGAAGTTGTAAAACGGATTCAGAATGGGCGCCGGGAAAAAGATTTTAACCCCACCGATGAAGAGGGACAGGTGCAATGGGCACTGAACGCTCACGAACTTGAGTTGGAGCAAGGGTCTTGGACTTTGATGGCAAGAACAAATTCTTTTGTTCGCAAGTGGGGTCAGGAGTTACGCGAAGAGGGTCTTTTATATTCGATCAAAGGGGTCAGCAGCATCAATCAAAAAGCAGCGCAAGCTGCGGTTACGTGGCGTAGGCTACAGGCTGGAGAGGGTGTGGAGATGGGATCGATCCGGGGCTTGTATGATTTTGTTCCGAAGCAAGGGGATCATGCAGTTGTAAGACGTGGGTCCGCAGGGCTTTTAGATGCGGCTCCTCCTGATTCTTTTTTGCGGTATGACCAGCTTGTTCAGGAGTTTGGTTTGATTGCGTCGATTGAAAGAGATGCGCTGGACATTGCGCGGTTTGGATCGGACGAGAAGCGATACATTCGAGCCATTGAAAGAAGGGGTGAGGACATTACAGCGGAGCCTCGTGTGAAGTTGTCTACCTTTCATGGGATGAAGGGTGGAGAGGATGATAACTGTGCGGTGTTTCTTGCATCCACATATGCTTGTGTGAACACTAAGCATCCCGACGATGAGCACAGGGCAATGTATGTTGGCCTGACCAGAACCAAACAGCGTCTGGTCCTTGTGGATACAGATTACAAATATAGGTACGAGCTATGAAACGAAAAGAAGTTTTAGAAAGAGCAGACGAATACATCAACGGTGATCGGGCAAAAGACTATGGCAATGCGTTTGAGAACTTTACACGCATTTCTGAAGGTTGGCAGCTTATTATTCGAGAAGCAAATGCTACGACTGGTTATGTCACGCCAAGACATGTGGCACTCTTGATGATCTGGTTGAAGATGGCGCGATTGTTGCACGACTTAGATAACGACGATAGCTGGGTAGATATCGCTGGATACGCTGCTCTGGGTGCAGAGTGCACGGACAACGAGAGCGAAATGCAAAAGCGCATGGACCTGTTTATGAAGGTTACTAAAAAGGAACCTCAGACGGAGACAGAGAGATAATGGCACGAGATCGAAAGGACAGGCGCACCGTAGATTTCTTGGCCCGTGTGGAGCTTGGTGAAAGCCTAGACCCTGATTGGAACATCCCGCCAGAGTATCCGGATTTGACACAACACAAGTCTATAGCTGTAGACTTGGAGACAAGAGATCCAAACATTAAGACGTTGGGTCCGGGCTGGTCACGGAACGATGGATACATTGTAGGGATTGCGGTAGCTGCTGGCGATTATCATGGATACTTTCCTATCCGTCATGAAAACGGGCACAACCTTGATCCCAAGATAACGATGCGATGGCTAAAGAAACAAATGGCTACGCCGCAGATTGATAAGATTATGCACAATGCCACATACGACGCCGGATGGCTTCGCTCAGAGGGGGTAAATGTTCAGGGTAAGATTATCGACACGATGGTCGCAGCGCCTCTGGTGGACGAGAACAGGTTCTCCTACAGCCTAAACAACCTGGGCCGAGACTTTATTGACATGCGCAAAGATGAAAGAATGCTTCGTGCCGCTGCGAAAGACTGGGGTATCGATCCCAAATCAGACATGTGGAAGCTACCCCCAAAGTTTGTTGGAGCGTATGCAGAGCAAGATGCAATCATGACATTGAAGCTATGGGAGCGACTAAAGATAGAGATATCATCACAAGATCTCAACCATATCTTTGACCTAGAAACCAGCCTGATCCCTTTGATGTTGGACATGCGAGAGCGTGGTGTGCGTGTGGACATTGGCAAAGCCGAATCTGTTCGGTTGGGTTTGAAAAAGAAAGTGGAGAGTTACAAGAAAGAGATCAAACGCAAAACCGCAGTGGACATAGAACCATGGGCCGGGGCGTCTGTAGCCAAAGTGTTTGATGCTTTAAACTTAAAATATCCAAAGACAGAAGCGGGTGCCCCTTCCTTTACCAAGCAGTATTTAAACAATCATCCGCACGAAGTATGCCAGATGATTGTGAAGTTGCGAGAGTTTGATAAGGCAGATAGCACTTTTATTGATTCGATCTTACGTCATGAAAAAGACGGTCGGATACATACAGAATTTCACCAACTTAGATCGGACGATGGCGGCACAGTTACAGGTAGGTTTTCATCTTCAAACCCTAACTTGCAGCAAATCCCAGCACGGGATCCTGATATCAAAAAGATGATACGGGGATTGTTTATCCCAGAGGAAGGACACAAGTGGGGATCCTTTGATTACTCCAGTCAAGAGCCAAGACTTTTGGTGCACTTTGCTGCCAGTATGCCTGACGGAATGCGACACCCGGTTGTTGATACGATTGTCGAAGAGTATCACAGAGGAGATGTTGATCTCCACCAAATGGTGGCAGACCTTGCTGGTATCAGCCGTAAAGAGGCAAAGGTTGTGAACCTTGGGATTATGTATGGCATGGGTGTGGGCAAACTTGGTGCACAGTTAGACATCTCTTCAGACCAAGCCAAGACTTTGATTGCCCGACACAGAGAGAAAGTGCCTTTTGTAAAACAGCTTGCAACTATTGCTAGTCACAGAGCCGAGGATCAAGGTCAGATCCGCACGTTGCTGGGTCGTAAGTGTCGCTTTCATTTGTGGGAACCAAAGACGTTTGGTTACAATAAGCCTTTGCCGTTGGAGGAGGCGAAGAAAGAGTATGGCAACATTAATAATTTAAAACGGGCTTTTACATACAAAGCCTTGAACAAGTTAATACAGGGATCCGCAGCGGACCAGACAAAAAAAGCTATGGCAGATTGTTACTCAGAGGGACTTATTCCTTTGCTAACGGTGCATGATGAGTTATGCTTTTCCGTAGAGGGCGACGATCAAGCGCACCGGATCAAGGACATAATGGAAAATGGATTGTCGGAGGTCTTGAAAGTCCCCTCTAAGGTAGACGATGAACTCAAGGACAATTGGGGTGAGATAGATTAATTAGTTCTACCTAAAGATTTAGCCAACGCTTGTGTTGCAGGATCAGTGCCTAAGATCGCAGGATCGATCTGACCTCGCGGACCAGAAATGGGTTGAGTTGACCTTGGTCTAATAACTGATCCGGGGGGCAACAAATCTAAAGGGTTTATTGCGGGTTGAGTTGACCTTGGTCTAATAACTGATCCGGGGGGCAACAAATCTAAAGGGTTCATCGGTGCAGGCACGGCACGAGGCGCGGGTTCCGGTGAAGCAACCGACAGAGGCTCTCGCTTACGATCTCTTGAACGCTGGTTGAACGGACTGAAATCAGACATGTCTGTCATAAATGTCCGACCTTCAGCTTGACGCATTCTTATTAAATCTTTCCACAATTCTTTACTTGCATCGGTAGGCCAGAACTCTCCGTTCATAATGGCATTGGCCTCCGCTTTACCTAACCGTGCTCCTTGAACCAAGTTCTGTCTGATAATTGTGTCCTGACGAGATTTGCTTAGACCAGGCATTAGATCTCGCGCAGACTCGATGTCTTGATACAACTTACTTTGCTCACGATATAAGTTGTCCAAGTACGTGTCCCAAGAACGAAGCATGTCGGCTTGAGTAAGATTGGCTCGTTTCATGTCTCGTTGAGCCGCACTTTTTGCTTCTGTACGACGAGGAGTGTATGCTTTTCCTGCAAAAGCAAAGTCATTGCGAATATCTAGGGTCATAGGCGTAAACCCTGTTACCAAACGAGCACCTTCTTTGAATATGTTGTATTCTTCTCCACGGTTTCCTGGAGTATCAGTAATTGAACGTAACACTCGTCCTTGGTTTAACATTTCTCTTGGTGTTGTGACAGAAAACGGGCGATCAACTTCTGCAATTAGTTTGGCGTACTCAGGAATTACACCATTCATTATATGCCCAAACGATTTGTCGATCTTGTCACCTAAAGAATCTGTTCTGTTATAGATAGGAACACCGTCTTGGTTTCTACCTCCGCGTCCAAAAATAGACGCGACAGGAACACCCGAAGACGGAAGAACATCTGCCAGTCTTTCATAAATTAGAGACTCTTCACCGAACGGTTCTGCAAACATTCGTAAACCTGTAAACGCCGATGCACCTATGCGTTCTATTTGATTTTTATCTAATTTTCCCTGTTGACCATATACTTCTAGCGCTGCACGAACAGGATCAAGAA